CCGGACACTACCGTGAAAGGCATGAAGTGCCTTTCGCGGCCGGTTCCCTGCGTGTCCCGCAATCGAGTAGAGAGCAATGGCCAAGAAGACCATGCTTTCTACTGGAAAGCAAAGGGCGGAGCCCATCGACGCAAACTTGCTCAAACGGATTTTCTTTCCGTTCGGCAGGAGCGCGGTTCTGGACCTGCTAGCTTGGATGGCATCACTGGTGTGAGGCCACCACTCGAACAGGAAAAGAACCAGGCTGTTTAGAACACGATCGCTAGCTTCCTTGAGATCAAGGGTAGCCAGATTTCGTGTTACCGATCCGGTTCTTGCCATCTGCTGGTTTTCAACAGCACTGGTAAAACCGATCATCGGTCCAACAGTTGGATCAGACTCAAGGAGCTGAACCAAAGTTGTCATTACGGCCTGTTGCGCGTATTGCATTGCAGTCGGTTCGACGGCAATGATACGTGGCGCTTTTTGCGTCTTCGGAACAAGGGTTACCTTGACAGGTAACTCGTCCGAGGGCGGGATGTACTCAGGCTGGTAATCGCTAAAGTAGCGCCAGCTTGGCATTACGTATTCCCCGTAAGGGAATACCGACTCGAGCCTTTCAGGCCAACGAGTCTGGTAGAACTTCTGATTGCCTTCGAGGCGATCAGCTGTTTTCCCAGGTCCATGCTTCGGCTGAAGACGGAACTCGAAGATACTACGTTCGAGTCTGTCCAAAACCGGACCATAGAGTAATGCGAAGAAACGACGGAAGTTGGAATCCAGAAAGTTAGGATCCTTATCCGCATCCTTCAGTGCATCCTCACACGCAAGATAGTCTTGCACTGCCAAGTAGTTGCGCCTTGGCGTACACTCTAGCTCAACTTTCTTGAAAAGTTGGCAGAGCTGACGCACAGCAAAGACTGCTGTGGCATCAGGACTATTCTTGATAGTTCCAGTGCCAGGGTCAAACACGAGCCCGGTGAAACCCTGCAAGAAAGCAGGGAGACACGAGTTCTTCTGTCGGCGAAAGCCTTGGAAGAGTTCAGGGGTTACCCGTTGCTGATCGAGCGCTTTTTCGAAGTCGCTTGAAAAGCTAGGTAAGGTTATCGTCAAGAACGATAATCCCTCGTTTTCAACCCTATCCTCAAGGGTAGTGCAATCCCTTGATGGATCTACGCTGCACCAAGAACCAAGCTCTAAGGCTTGGACCCGCCAGAGACTTGTCAGTCTTTTCATCGTAACCTTTCGATGGGAAGGGCTAACGAGTACTCTAGAACACCG